CGTAGTCGGATGCTTCCCCCTGTTTGAGTCACGTATTTTTTCTTTATGTCCCTCACTCTTCGGTTTGCCTTTATGAACTAAGCTTAATTTTCTCCTGTGCTCCTCCGAAAGTGGACCTAATTTTAATCCTTTGTTCCAGGGAGTACTCCCTTTTTTTGAGTCAGATATCTTTTGTTTTACTTCCTCTGGGAGATTGTGTGGTAATTTAAAATCAACTGTCCTAATAATATTAAACCACGGATTCGAGAGATCTATGTAATATTGTTCACGAATCATCAGAAAGGACGGCAAGCACAATTCCAGAATAATGAAAACAAGATCTTCTTCACCATATTTATTATAGTGATTTTGAAGTCTGCCATTTTCATGTCTCATGCTCCGTAATTGACGAAGATGTTCCTGCCATCTTTTCTTGATGTTCTTGGAGCTACCCACATAGCTTTTGTCAGGCTTACATATTGACTTTATCTGGTAGATTCCAGTCATAGCCCGAGAATAGAGTTATATTTCTATGTAACTGATATATATTGAAACTTTCCCTGCCAGAACTGCAGCCCAGTTGGCTCCTGTCGGGGTAGCGGAACAATATACCTTGGATGCAGCTGCAGCCGGAGCAACGTTCATAGTTGACAGGTTTGCAGCAGTAATGGCATTAGCAGCCATTATTGATGCGCTTGCGATAAACTGCGCACCAGAGCTTGCGTTTCCTGTCTCCATGACAAGGGCAGAAAGGTTGGTTCCTGAAAATGCCACCTCTGTGACAGTTTTGACATCAAGCACCCTTGCTTTGGCCGGAACGATGGCACCGAGGTCAATGACCTGTTCATTGGTGTTGGCTGCGGTTTCGAAATTGAAGTCGCAGTCTGCTACACCTACAGCGCCGATTGTCTTCTTGACGGTCTTAACATTTGAACAGGCGATACCCTTATGGGTAAACTGAGTGGGACCGGCACCAAGGGCATGTTCTACATTGTAGTCCTTTGAAAACAGATACAGAAATGGTTTAGCCATCCGTATCCTGATAATCTGAGATAAGTTCATTGCTTTTGTTGTTAATTGTTAATAATTAGTGAATTAACTTGGATAGATGGATCACTGATTGCTCAAGCGCCACCTTTGCGCGGTTTACATCACCCAGGGTAGCAAGCACCTTTGAGGCAGCCCGCCAGGCAAGGGTATCAGCAAACTCTTCAGCAAGATCTTCTGGTAATGATTCCTTGACATACAGGGCAGTACCGGGCACCGCATCTTCAAGTGCCTTACCACATTCGAGGTATCTTGCAAGTGCTCCTCCCGAGAATTGTTTCCTTACGAGGGCAACAAAGGGCCTTCCATAGCCCGAGCGTAGATACTCATTCTCCTGCATGTTATATTCTTCGTTCTCCTGGGAGATAGCCTCACGGACCGATCTCTTCCACAGGGGAAACTTGACCTCATGAAGCCGCACGAAGTCTGACGGGACCGGTATATACGCACGGTCATCAGCATATTTCAGTATGCTCTCTGCCGGCGATCCGGATTCAAGGGGGATAGGCATCGGGGTTAACAAATAAAGCGGGCCCTCCATGACGATCTCGCGGGCGCTCTCATCAAGGAGAGGACCTATATACGCATCAAAGGGTGTTCCTACACCTTCGGGAGTATATTCGTCAAGGATAACCTTTACCTTATTTATCAACCCCGGCCTGTCCATGATTACGCGAGATCAACAAAGTTGATTTTCTTCTCAGCTGCGAACTTCTTCACTGCGGGACCGTTCGGCAGTTTGCTTGCAGTCGCTCCGCAGTTCTTAACCAGGTAATCCCTTGCAGCCTGTACGGTTGCTATATCGGGAACATTGGTAAATCCATCGCCGGCATTGCCTCCGGCATCTGCGCCATCACCAACACCCGGTTCGCCTCCTTCGTTCCCTGCTCCTACACCTTCATTATCTGCGGGTGGAGCCGGAGGTTTCGGTGCGGTCTTGGCTTTTGATGTGGCAAGGTCAGGACCGGCAGTTTTCTCTGTACGGATACATTTAAATGATATGCCGTAAGCGGAAGAGTTGTCCAGGGCTTCAATAACATCGGGGTTTTCCGTTGTATATTGGCCCTTTGAGTCAGGTGCATGATTCCCGCTTCTGAACTGGATGAGTGCTTTGGCACCATTTACCATCTCATAGAAGTCAAGGGTCTTAAACCCGACTGCCTGATAAGTTTTTCTTACTCCCATTGTCTGATTGTTTTGGTTATTGTTATCAGCTAAAGAGCCAGGGATGCGCTGGGCACCCCTGGTCTTAGCCTATTGGTTACGCTCTCGGACGTATGATTGCGTGAGTGTCGGGATAACGAACAATAACACCGCAGGTTTCCTCAATGACTACTGCATTGGCGTTACGCTGACCGGATGAGATCAGGTCAAGTTCCTTAGTCTTGAGAGGTATGAAGGTATGCTTCTCAATGAAGGAGAGGTCAAGGACTAACCCGTTGTCTTCCCATCCTGCCTGATCAAGCAGCGGATGATGGAAAAACCTCAGAAGGCCGAAGTTTGTCTCAATCTCCTTGAAGGTAAGACCATACTTCACCATTGTCTGTTTGCCCTGAATCTGCTTGAGAACGGTGCCTACCTTCATCAGGTTAGCCATAAGTCCACTTCCTCCGAAGAGATACCTTACCTCTGAACCGCTGTTGCCCTGGAAGATGGTTTTAGAGGCATCAACAAACCATGCGTCATCAATAACCCTGTCTGTACCACCAAGGCCATACTCAACGGCTTTAGTAATGAAGTTGGCTATACCTCCGGTGGAATACCTCTTCTTGCCGTTTACAAGGTCGGTAAACTCTGACCTGATCCCGAAGAGGAAAGACTGCTCCATGGTAGCTTTCATGTCGAAAACGTTCTGCGCCTCATAATCGGTGAAGGTCCAGTCAACCTCCTTCTGATGCAAGCGCTGATATATGGACTCTTCAACCTGTGCCATAAAACGCTGCACATAGTTGTAGCTCTTCTCAGGCAGGATAGCATAAGGAGAGGTCTGTGCATCAAGTTCATGTTTACATGACCCAAGTCTTACCATCCTTGTGTTGGCAGCAATGGAAGGAACCGCTTTGATTGCAGCGCCCTCAACGGTATCATCAACACCATTGAGCGGCTGAAGCTTAACAGTATTGCCAGATGTGTCCTTGGAAATAACAAAGCACACAAGATCCTTTCCGTCACCACCGGTAATGCCCTTGAACATCACAGTGTCATCAGCTGCCCACATACCGACGTTCTTAACCCTCAGGTCCTTGGTTGTCACACCAGCGCCAGGGGTATGAGTGTGAGCCGTATGAACCTCGTCATAAAGTGGACGGGCATCAACGGCATAAAACTCAGACTTCCATGACTTGATGGGGGTTGCCTGACGGATCTGCCTCATGATAGTATCAAGAGGTGTGGCCGCGGGCCGCATCTGAGTGACCAGCTTGGATACATAATCCTGGTCCAGGTCGGCAACTCCGGCCTTAACCTTTTCAGTGCTGACAGTACCGGTACCATCGGTGCCACCTGTTACAGCAACACCAGTAGCCATCGTTACGCCAGCCGCACCCATCATAAGAGAGGTACATGCTATTGCCACAAGTACGAATACCAGCGACAATACTTTAGTTCCGATATTAAAAATGTTAGTGTTTCTCATTGTGTTTTAAAATATTAGTTAGCGTTCTGTGTCCAAAAATCCGCGATCCCTCATTCGGTCGCGTAATCCTCCGAAGTACCCTCCCTTCTTTCCTTCATCAGGGGAGTCGGGGGACTTGCCGAGTTTGGGGATTCCATCACCGGTCTGATCCGGTTCTTCTTCCCTCTGTGCCACTATCTTCTCATTGCGGCCTGCAATCCTACCCTCCTCCCGGGCATCCTTTATATCCTGCTCATAGGTCATCGCCCGGCGCATAAACCTGAGCGAGTCCTTGGTAATCTTCCCGTTGTTGAAATCCTCAAGCATCTTCTCAATGCTTACGAGGAATTCATCGGTGGCTTTCTCGTCAAGGTTATGCTCCTTGGCGAATGCCTCAAGTTCTTTTCCGGCGGCTTCGAGGTTGGCAGCGTAGTTTTTTTCAAACTCCCTGCGCTTTTTCATCTTCTCCTCCCTCTCGGTTTTGTTCTTGGCCCAGCCCTCATAGTCCGGATCACCTTCTGTCGGAGTGAAGTCCTCGGCTGAAAAATGCCGTGCGGCTGCCTCACGGAAGGACGCACCGCTCATCATATCGCGGACCATCTCTCCTACTGCCGGTTCTGACTCAAAGAGCGCGAGGAGCTTCTGGTTGGCTTTCTTTCCTTTCTCCCTGTAATCTTCCAGAGATGTAAGGTATTCATCCATTGCCGTGTCATAGTCCTCATCCTTCTCGAAGGTGCGATCCGGAAATGCCTTCGTAAGCCTTTCGTGATACTTGTGAGGCGGTTTGCCCTCCTTGGCTTCCTCCTTCTTCCCGGGTTCCTCTCCCTCTTTTTTGGGAGGCTGTTCTTTCTT